TCAGTAATTAAAAAGGATACACATACATTAATTCAAACGGATAATAATACAATTGATTTAACAGGATTAATTGATATTGTTGAGAATGAATTAGAGTCCGATTATTGGTTTTATATTCATGATACTTGTAAAGTTGGTCCACAATTTAAGAAATTACTTTATAATATACCAGAAAGTCTTCCCGATAAGATTGCTTTGACTATTCCTCCATCAATGAATATTGCTTCTTATAAGTATTCTTGCTTGATGAAATATAAAAATACATTATTAAAATATAAAAATCAAGACTATTCTGAAAAAAAATTAAAACATTTAAAAGAGTGGAATATTTATTGTGAAGATATTATACTTCATAAGCCACATCAAACTGGAATGAGTATGATTGGTATTCATAGTGATACTATAGAATTTTATAATCAAGAAATATCTGATTGTATTAAAATTGAAAATCAAGACTGGTATGGGGGAGTAAAAAGAATCATTGAGTACTATCCTCAATTAGATCTTTATAAGTCTAAAGCAAACTATCATCGTAGAATTAAACCAATCATAGAAATTTAAAAAACATGGAACACATTTATCACTTACCGCAATTTGGAGAACATTGGTTTAAGTGTCAAGGGTTGTATGCAGAAATGGTGAAAAATTTTCCATCAGGATCTCATTTTGTAGAAGTGGGATCATGGAAAGGAAAATCTTCATCTTTTATGGCGGTAGAAATTATAAATTCTGGAAAACAAATTTCATTTGATTGTGTTGATACTTGGGAAGGCAGTAAAGAACATCAAGGTTATTCATGTATTTCTAGATTATTTGAAATTTTTCAAGAAAATATGAAACCATTGGAAGGTAATTATAATGCAATTAAGATGAAATCTATGGAAGCAGTTAAATTATATGAAGATGAATCTATAGATTTTATTTTTCTTGATGCTTCTCATGAATATGAAGATGTTAAAAATGATATCATTCATTGGATGCCTAAATTAAAAGAAACCGGAATTATTGGTGGTGATGATTATGGTAATAGATATTTTCCTGGAGTAAAAAAAGCGGTGGAAGAAATTTTTAATAATAATTTCAAATATAAAGAAGCTACTTGGTATTACTCTAAAAATTTAAACTTTGAAATTTGACATTTTCAAAACTATAATATATAATGTACCTCAGTAGTGGTTTACTTATGAAATCAAAGTATTGTATATTTCATGTGCAAGGTGGTATTGGAAAACATATTGCAGCAACGGCAGTAGCAAAAGCAATTAAAAATAATTATCCAGATAGAAAACTAATTATTGTCTGTGTTTGGACTGATATCTTCATTAATCTAACCTTCGTAGATAGAGTTTATCCTCTGGGTGGAACCCAATATTTCTATCAGAATTATATTCAAGACAAAGACTCTTTAATATTTGGGAATGAACCATATTTCACGACAGATCATGTAAATAAAAAACTTCCTCTTGTGGAAACATGGTGTAAAATGTATGGTATTAAATATAGTGGAGAAAAACCAGAAATTAGGTTTAATAAACTTCAAACAAACCTTTCTAAGCAGTACTGGTGCCAAGGTAAAAAACCGGTCATGGTTATTCATACTAATGGCGGAGTTCAAACTACAGATGCTAAACCTTATATGTGGGCAAGAGATATGCCTGATGATCTAGCACAAAGAATCGTTGATCATTATAAAGAAGATTATCATATTTATCAGGTTACAAAATTAAATTCTGTAAAACTTGAAGGTGCTCAGCATATTTTTGCTTCTCCGGAACAATCATATAATTTAATAGAACTTTTTAGTTTGATTCTTCATAGCAAAAAAAGAATTTTAATTGATTCTTGTTTGCAACATGCTGCAGCAGCATTAAGAAAACCATCTACAGTTCTTTGGAATGGTACAAGTCCAAAAATCTTTGGATATGAAATGCATGATAATATTTGCACTCAAATTCCCTATGAATTCAAACTTCCTGGGAGCTATCTGTTTGACTTTGACTTTAATGGTGTAGAACAAGAATATCCATTTGATGATGATCAAGAAATATTTGATTTTGATAAAGTTATAGAATCTATTGATAAGCAGTAATAGGGGTACTTAATATGAATACTGATAAAACTTTTTATTTTATGGCAGGTCTTCCACGTTCTGGAAGTACATTGCTTTCTTCTCTATTAAATCAAAATCCTAGGTTTTATTCTGGACCAAGTTCTCCAGTTGTTCCTACAATGCTAACATTAGAAAATAGTTTTAGTAATGATGAACTATTTTTAGGATATCCGAAAATAGAAGTTGCTAAAAACATTATTGCATCCATTCTTCCTCAATATTATTCTGATATTGATAAACCAGTTATTTTTGATAAGAATAGATCATGGGTTAATCGAATGAATTATATTCCTGGATATTTTGATATTGTCCCAAAAGTCATTTGTCCAGTAAGGGATATTAGTGAAATTTTAACATCATTTATTACAATGGTTCGACGCAACCCATATAATAACCAACCAAAAATAAATTTTGTTGATGAACAATTAATTAAATCAAATATTCCATTAACTGATGATAATCGTTGTGAATTTATAGCTGGTCAGGGAATACTTGGGCAATCTTATACTGGATTGAAGCAAGCAATCATGGAAGGATATGATCATTGCTTACATTTTGTTGAATATAAAGATCTAGTGAGCAACCCACAGGAGACATTAAATAAAATTTATGATTTTCTTGGTGAGGATGAATTTGAACATACATTTGATAATTTAAAAAATCCCCATCGTGAAAATGATCAGCAAATCTATGGTCTTGCAGATATGCATGAAGTTAGATCTAAACTTCATTCCATTGCACCAAATCCAGAAGAAGTCCTCTCTGAAAGGATTTTAAATTCTTGTAAAGGACAAGAGTTTTGGAGAGAACTTGCTATTGATTCTGATGATGAAGATGATGATGAATTTGATTTTCCACTAGAAAATGATCAAGATGAAACAAATCTAATTGGCATATAATTTATAATAATGCGATAACTTCTTGTTGTTTTAGATATAACTTACAATAAAGTTTTGCGAAGTTTTGAAGATCTTCGAAACTAAGTTCTTCAATGAGTCTTACATGTTTTTCATACTCAAACATTTTATTGATACTTTCGAGCGTGATTTCATTTGGGTCCATTAATTAACTCCTTTAAAAGTAATTTTATTTCTTCAATATCATTTTTTATTTTATCCAATTCTTCTTTTTGTTTTTGTTTTTCAGATCTCATTTTAACATATTGAAAATATTCATGAGTATCCGTATTGACAATAGCACCAGACTTTTCATCCCTGAAAAGATTTTTATGTCCTTCTACGGGAATCATGCTAGTGCTATTGTCCTGAGATCTTTTAATTTAACTGCATGTGCTTCATCAGTACCACTCATAACAATCTTAATAACAAATCCAGTAAATTGGTCAAGATTTTCAGCACTAAACTGATACTCTAAGAATTCATCATCTCTGCTAGCACGAACAAAAGAATCGGGTAAACCACTATTCTTTGTTGGATCAATTGCAGTATCTCCAAACCCATCACCATCAGAATCGTTTAAATTGTCATATCCTGGGAATAGTTCATAGGTTGGTTCAATCTCACTAGAATCTGCTTTATAAAGTTTATAAAGAACTCTAAAGTCTGCAGAAGAGTGGCGATAAGCACCAACAATAACTTTCAATGAAGATGCTGGTTGCTTAAGATCCACTCTGTTTGAAACATAAACAGCAGAATGTGGGTCATTAGAATTTTGATTAACTCTAAAGTCTCCTGAATAGTTACTAATAGGATTATTAACTCTATTTCTAACCAGAGCTACAAATGCTGTTTGTGTATCAATAACTGGTGATAAATTTGAATCTGAAGAATTTAATGTGAGGTCAACTGTTAGCGACTTATTCTTAGGAAGAGTTGTTAAGTATTCTTCCTCATTAACTTCGGAGCAAACCAAACGAGTAGAATCTAAGTAATTAATTTGGTTAAGTTCTACGGGTTCATATCCCTGATCTACAAATGATATTTCAGATCCACCAGCACTTGTTCCAGAAACAGTTCTAATTCTGGCATTAATTGTTGTATTTTGTCCAGGAGTTATAACATTGTATTGTGGGATAATCCCATTGTACTGGAAGTTTTGTGATATAGAAACATTCGTACCGCCAAGAGATTTTTCATCAGTGAAACTCAGTTGAGTATCTCCAGAAGATCTATCGGATCTGTCAATTTGCAAATGATATGTATCAATTTCTCTCACTGCTTTCAATGCGGGATCATTGGGTAATGTATGGGTTGTGTTAATTCTTGAGAGGGAAATACCATTTAGTTCATACTTATAAATTCTGTCACCAACACTATGTTGTCTGGTTCCAGAGAGAAGAAGATCATTTCCTCTAGAACCAATTCCAAGAGTTCCAGATCCAACACTATTATAGTAAATGATCTCATTATTGATCTTTACATACCCTCTTGTAGTGGATATTCCTTCAAATGTAGCAAATACTGAAGTATTAGCAACAGAAATCGTAGTATCACTTAAACCAAGATCAGCACTTAAGGTAGTTGGTATTGTATTTGGTTCTATGTTAGAAATAATAACCTTATTAGTATCTTGATGCATACCATGGTTATACTCATTGATTTGAAGCGCTCTTCCATCATAAAGATTGCTCACTACGCTGGAATTTTCTCTAACAGTAACACCAAGTGCTACATTTGATGATCCATTAAAATACTGAAGATTATCATTAGTTGCAAAAGATTCACCCTGAACATTAGTCAGGTATAGAGTGTCAACTCCACCAATCGATGAAACTGAAATCTGGGCATTTTTGCCCTTGGCGACGCTAGAAGTTGTAATTCCAAGAACATCACCAACAGCATAACCATTACCAACCGAAGTAATAGTTGTTGATGATAGTTGACCAGAAGCAAATACTATAGTTGCTTCTGCCCCACTTCCAGATCCAGTTATTGAATATAAAGGTACAGAAGTAAATGATCCATTTGAATATCCAGCACCAACATTTGCGCTGCTAACAGTTGCGATCTTGCTTCCAACATTTTCAATGTATCCATATGGTCCAGAAGAACCAGTCTTAATAACTTTAGTTCCTGGAATTAGATTAGCAAGTACAGAAACATCAGTTTCTTCAGTTGATACGCCAACTTTTAATTTTCTTGGTAAAGTTCTAACTGGATTAATATCCGCTGCTGGGATATTTTCATCTTCAGATCCAAGAGTTGGATTGTAGAATGTAACTGTTCCAGAAGTAGAAGTAAAGTTTGCTTTATAAAGTTTGAACTTAAGATCTTCAAACTGACTTGGTGTCCAAATTGTTCCATTTTGTGATTTAAACAAACTTCCACCAAGATATTGGCGTGTTACTAGAACATTTTCTGGATTTGGTAGTAACTGCGTATTCACAGTCTTCTCACCCATTCTAGCAATCCAAGTTTCATAATTATCTGATGATGGTGCTAGAAGAACTAGAGCATATTCTGTATTTGGTTGTAGGTAAACTGGTGATGGAAATTTGAGATTTGTAGCAACAGTAGCATCCGTTGATGTTGTAATTTGGTCAGGGTAAACCTCAATAGTTGCATAATCTTGAACTAATTGACTTGTTGGTGTTCCAAGTTCAACCGTCCTCAGTTCAACAAACATCTTTTCATTTTCATCCTTGTTGCCAAAGTAAAGATCGACGGATGTCAAGAACGCTCCAGTCTCATCAACTGTAAATGTCTGAGCAAGTGGATCTCTTCTTGGTGGTGGAGGTGGGGGTGGAGTTCTTACATGTACAGTGACTTGAGCAAATGTATTAACTATACCACTTGCACTGTATGTTGTTTCACCACTAGAAATTAGAAGACTTCCTGGAAGTGGTGTGGCATTTGTTGGACTTGATGTTACCTTAAATGATTTGGTTCCAGTAGTTATTCTTATTACTGGTGGTGGTGATGCTAAAGGATTTCTGATGAAGAACGAACCTTGAGAATCTCCCCAGTTATCTGTAACTATTCTAATATTAGATACTGATGCTTCTGCGGAACTAGATCTTCCAACAAAAACAATATCATTTGCGATATATCCAAAGAACCTTCCCTGTGCTTCTTCACATAGAGATGCTGTGTCAATATTGAGGATTGTAGAAGAAGCAGAATATGAAGATCCAATTGAAGATGATTTATTATATGGATTAATATTATAAGTTCTGTTTGGATTATTATATGCTCCAGTCTTATGATTTGGTTGAGCAGTTCTGAAAGAAATAACTCTTTCAGAACCAATAAATCCATCAACAATTTCTCCAGTTTGGAAAGTTCCAGAAATCATTGATATTTCAATAAGTTTCGGAATAATATCAATTCCGCTTACGCCATCAAGGAAAGCATAATATCTTGTTAATGGTTTTAGACCACTATTACTGTACTCAACATTTCTCGATCTCATATGAGTATCGGGAACACTACTGATTAAAACATTTTCTATGTAAGATCCATTCCAACCGCCAGTTTCTGTTCTAGAACCACCTGGAACAAAGATGTTTCTAACCCAGTTATCTGATGCTGGATTGAGTTTAACAACACCTTTATATTCAATCATATTAAATGGATTAACATTCTCAACTCTAGAGGCAAGTGGTTGCTCTAACCATCCTTTTTCTACGTAATCTAGAGTAATCAGATCTCCAGTTTTTCTTACATTAGAGTCAAGAAGAGGTAAATCTGTTCTATAATCTACAGTATCTTCATTAAGAGATGGAGAAACTGCTAAGTTAGTTTTTAGTGAATAGAAATCAATAGGAGTGTTTAACTCTCTTCTTTCAACATCAACATCAACATTACAATCTGGATCTGAAAGATTTAAAAGTTGATTATTCTTGAAGTCATCAACGAAGAAACCACTCTTGAATCTGGATAAACCATCAGCATCTTGAATCTGTAGAGTCTTAGTGTTTAGTTCAAGTAAGGATAGTGAAGTAACAACTTCTAGATTTTCAATTCTATCTTCTAACTTACCAATATCTCTCATGGTATATCTTCTATTATCCACCAGAGTAATTACAGCATCTTTTGGATCATATAAGTATGCTGGAAGATCTATAGAAGCAATATCCATTGCTTCTTCAACATTAACTGGTTGTTTTGGATCTAGAGAAGATGTTCCCTTGATTACAGAAAGATTTCCAAGTTTGTCTAAAACAAGTTTATCTTTTCTTGGTAGATAATTCTTATAACCAATCAAAGAACTTTCTCCAGGACTTACAACCAGAGTTGGATTAGTTCCTGTTGAAGCAAAGTTTCTGCTACCAAAAGCAAAAGGTGAACTTGTAGTTGAAGTGAACTCAGAAACTCTTGGTCTGAAATCCAAAGTATCGGATGCCCTTAGACCAGTTGGTAGTAAAGGAATATCCTTTCCAAATCTTTCTGAAGAATATGAATTTACAGTATAAACATCACCATTATCATTTGATGGCACTTGATAGCAGTTGTATACTACCAATAGTTTTCTTGAAGGTGTTTGGGATGATTTTTTTCTTATGATTCTTGAATAATCATAATATTGATTTTTTTGCCCTTTATCAAGATCAAAAGAATTTGTTAGATTCTGATAATTTCCAAAAGAAATGGCAACAATATTGCTGGTAATATTTGATTCTTCAAAGTTTACCGTTTCACCAACAGTAAACTTATTGGAGTTTAAGTAGACAAACTCAACTTGTGTTGAAGATAATCTAGTTGCTAACTGAGCAACTGCTCCACTTTCTTGACCGATTATTTTCTCACCAAGAATTGATGCTGTATCTAAACTTAAACCAGAAACAAAAGTTAATTTATCTAAAACGGGTGAACTGGAATCTAGAGATTCATAAACAGCAATTACATTTGCTACATCTGGAACATTAAGAGAAATTTCTTTATCATCAACTCTTAAACCATAGTAATTACTTGTTGTTAAACCACTTATTGAAGTTGAAACGCCCGAACTTACTTTATCGACGGTTAGTTTCTGACTTCTAACATAATTTTTTGTTTTATTCTGTATTGAATTTTTCTTAACAGAAACATTTACAGTTACATTTCCAGATTGACTTGGAGTTAAACCAGTAAGGGTAAGTAATGTAGCATTTGATGATAATGTAAATTGATCATCTGTTAAATCTTCGATAGTACCATTACTATAGAAAACGGAATATCTTTCCGCATCAAAAGTTTCAAAGAATGCACTAGAAATTCCTGTTGAAGAAACATTAACTGTTAATGATCCAGTAGAGTCTGTTGACTGACCTGTAATCTGTCTGGAAACTAAAAGGTTTGAACCTGATAGATCTACTGATGATACATTAGAAGCAGAAATAGGAGCGTATAAGTAAGCATCTTCAGTATTCCCTATTTGTGGACGTCCAACAGAGAAGGTTGTTAATACTTCAGATGTTGGGAAAGCACCATTGCATATACCAGAAGTTGTTGGAACAGTTGCTAATTGTAGAGATGTTCCATCGGAAGAAACACTTTCAACTCTATTAAATGTTTCATCAGTTAATCCGGCAATCTGATATCTAATAATAGCATCACTTCTGATTCCAGTAAATGTTTTTCCTGGGCAAGTAGCAATACCAGTATTATTAATTTGTAGTTTATCAGTTATTGTAAATTTATTAGGCGTATAACTTTGTAAAACTGTATCTCCAACAAAATTTGTTTCTAACCCAAGATCAGAAGATCTTTGGAAGACTGACTTAATATCTTCAGTACTATAAACTTTAACTGATTTTACTGATCTGGTTAGACTTCTGGATTCGTTGACGAGAATTTGCTCACCAGCAATAAAGGTTCCAGATGTCTGGTTAATGGTTACGTCTGCCCCGCTAGGGGTTCCTACGGTGTATCCAGATGCTCCACTACTTAAACCCCTAATGAAAGAGGTCTCAGGGCAATCTGCTGCTAGTACAGACTCATTTAGAGATAATACAGTATATGTTTGAATATCAAATAGATACAAATCCCATTCAGAAGCAGACGAAGAAAAAGAATTATCTGCTGTTCCAAAAGAATAAACTCTTGCCGTACCAATCGTAGTTCCAGTTCCAGCAGAAGATCCGCTAGTTCTTTGATTATTGAGATCTACAGTATTATCATTATTGTCTACACCAATAACTGGAGTTCCAGTAACGTTATTGAGTTTTAATCTATTTCCCATTTCAAATGGGACCAAGGAGGATGATACTGATTGTACATCTCTTGGTTTTTCAACATCTAAAATTGTTGTTCCTGGAAGATCAATATCATATCCTCTGACGTATGCTTTTCCGGCAGAAACCTTAACACACATTAGATCATCACTAGGATTATTGCCTTGTTCTGTCTTTTGTGTATCTAGATATAGACCTTCATTAGAAATACGATTATTAAGAGAATTGGCAACTTGAATATCGAAGTTATCTACAGAATAATCTCCAGATTCTTCAAATGTTCTCTTAGCAAAATAATCCTTAATTATTGAGTATTGTGACTTATCTTGTAACTTTTTGATTTCTCCATTGTCAAGTCTTATAATTTCTACAAAATCCTTATCATCAAAATCTGTTAATTCTTTTTGTGTCAGAATTGTTGAGATTTTTAATCTATCTGCTCCAGGCGCAGCAAAGTTTGAAAAACCTTTAGCATTATCATAAAGAGATGTATCTGCACCAACGTTTATAATCTCTTCTTTTATTTGTAAACCTACACGGAAAGAAGGATTATTTGTAAATGGAGTAACAATTAGAGTATCTCCATCTACATTTACAAAAGTACCTCTAATAAAATAGACTCCTGGTGTTATACCTACAGATGCTCCAATAGCAGTCGCGTCAGAGTCAATTAGAGATGCTACAGTATCGCCAGAATTTATTGTTGTATTTCCATAAGTAACACTATCAAGGGTAATTAAGACTTCACCATCGCCAAATGGTGTAAATTGAAAATCTGAATTTGAATCAATATATTTTACAAATAATGTTGCTGATTCTACATCCTTAGATGGTGGTAACAAGTAATTTACTACTTTGGCAGTAATACCTGTTGTTTGACCCTGTAGTGTTTTTCCAACTAGTTGCCTGATGTAAAGAGAAACATCAATTCCAAGATGGTCGGAATTTAACTTAACAGCATAATATTGGGGATCGTAAGTGATACTTCCGGGTATCACCATTGATCCTTCTTTGAAAATATGGCTTCCAAAAGATTCAATTTGTTCTTGAAGAATTGACTGTAGAGTAGTTAATTCCCTAGCTTGAACAGGGAATCCTGGTTTAAATAATACCCTATAGAAATTATCGGACGGATCAAAGTCATCATAATATGGATTGATATTTAAATTAGTCTTCTGTGGCATTTTTAAAATTCCAGGATAATTTTAACGTCTTCTTTTTGTCTGGAGTTCCTTGAAATCAGAGGTCGATTATCTAGATAAATTATGTCCCCCGATCCTTTATTTATTTCAGTATTTGCCAGTCCATTTGTAAACTGAGATCCTAGATCAATTATCTTAGATCCAGTTGGATTGGTGGTTATTCCTGTGAAGGTTGTATCAATAGAACCAGAGAAACTAGCAGTAGTAACTGGATTTGATGAAGATTCGAAATTTAAAACCTTGGATGCTGTAGATATTCCAGAATAATCAGTTTGATCTAAAGTTGTCTGATTAAATGTTAGTGAACGATCAACAAAATACTTAACAACTTTCGTTTCACTATCATAAGAAGCAACATATCCTTTAGCAGTTCCGTCAGTAACAGATTGGGAAATCTTATCGCCAATGGATAAAGTTCCACTTACTGAAGAAAACTTAATAGCATTTAATGAAGAGAATTGATTTTCCGTATATAAAGTTGTCGATCCAATAGATGTTGGATTTTTAACAATTCCAACTTGAGCAAATTTAGCATCTATAGGAAAATCTTTAGTAGAATCATCAAATCGAGCATAGATTAAAATTTTGTCGGCACCCAATTCTTTGTAAATATCATATCCATGACCTTTTGATGGTGGAATAATTGGTATTAGGTGAGCATATGTTCCAGCAGCGCTGTCATTAATTGATCCGAGATCAACCATACCATAAGTATATCCTTTACCACCAGAAGAAACGGTGGTATTTGTTATCTTACCACTTACAACATCAACGATCACTTTTGCTCCCGATCCATCACCAAGAATATTAACTTCTTGACCAAGTCCTCCAGAATAATTTGATCCTTGATTTTTGATGTATACTTTTTTTATTTGATTTTCATATACATCAGAGTCTCCATTATCTCTAACTGCTGATATTTGAGCATCAGTTGAGGATCCCCAGTCACCTGGGAGAGAAATGTACTCTGTAGAATCAAATTTAATGATGTCACTTGGATTTACAGAGAAAAGATATTTCCATACATATCCATCACCACTTTCACCTGCTCTAGATGGTTCCAAATCGGTAAACGTTGGTTCATCTTGAGAGGCATTGCCGGTTGTACTTATCCCAGAGGATCCGTTGTCAATACAAATATAAACTTTGTAATCAGAATTCATTACATAGTAATTTGAATCATACAATCTCGTTGATTGTGTGATTGGTGATAAATTAGAAGCACTATAGTCGTGCCTGTACATTTCATATCTAGTTCCTCTCGCCCAATCAATTCTTCTAATCAATCTTTTTGCGTTGATTGATGTTACTTTTTTGCCAAACATCATCGTTTGGCCAACATGATTTAAATTATTAAAATTGTCTACAGGAACTGGTGTATTATCATCCCAATTAGTCGATCTACCAAATCCAACCTGAGTTGGGTTTGCCAAACTCAAGAAAATGTAGTAAGAATTATTAGTAGTGTCACTAATCGAGTCTATAAAATTACTCGCATTTAATATTCTAAACTGATCTGTTACAATTGCCGCCATCGTAAATAGCTTTTTCCTATATTTATAGATCTTTTCTGAGCGCCCCAGTGTCTCTCAAACCATAACCACGTCTTTGAATAGTTGGGAAGGTTGATAAACCAGAATTTATGGTATTAAATCCAACGATTAAACCAGTAACACCAATGGAAACAGGATCAGAAGATCTTGTTATTCCAGAAAGTCTTCCCCAAGAGAATCTTCCAAGTGGGAGAGATGTACTTCCAGTAGTTGCTATTCCAACTACTGAACTATCAGATTTAACATTAGTTACGATTTCAGCATTTCCACCAGAAGAAGAAATACTATGTACATAGTAAATATTATCTAAGAAAGTGGTTCCAATTCCAACCAACGAAGCGTCCCCACCATCAATCGAAGTAACACCATTACCAACAGTTGTATCTACAATACAAATTGGATAATTGACATTTAAATCAGTGAATGCTGTAGAATTTAAGAAGAACTTGAGAGCAAGTGGATTTCCGCCAGTTCCTGTGGTTGTAGTAATACCAGTCACTATTCCAGAGAATCCCTGAACAGTGGTAATATCGGTTACATTCTCATATGTTGGAGTTGGGAACGGTACAATAACCTTTGGTTGAACTGTTAATGAATATCCAAGACCTGGATTTGTGATGTTAGCGGTTCCGCTTAGAGATCCATTTACTACAGATATTATTGCTGTAGCAGTAGTTCCAATTCCAACACCAATCTGTTTTGGTGCTCCAATCTTAACTTCTATAGAAGATCCGATATATCCAGAACCAGCATCTGCAATGTCAAGTGATTGTATAGTCCCTGCTGCAGAAACTATTGCAGTAACCGCCGCAGAAACAGGATCGACGCTATCAACAATCAAAGCATCAAATGAAGATATGACAATCGAAGATTCATTTTCCTCATAATTAAAGAATTGGGCGTTATCCACAAATATTTCTGTATCAGAGATTGAAAGATCTTTTATAATTCTAGCGGTTGGGTAAACTTGCGTTTCTATTGAATCTCTTGATTTTGATACAATTTCATTGGAAATAATTCTATCAACTTTTTGTTTTGTCCAACTTAATGGTTTGAAGTTATTTTCATCTATACCACTACCAACATAGAGATTTGTTTCCATAATGTCTGAACTTGTGATACCAACAACAACCCTAGGATTTTGAGTAATTGTTCTTGGGTTTAAGTTATCTTTTATAACCTGAACAGTATCTCCTGGTTTGATTGATTCATTTACGTCAACAATGTCAGAATCAACGCCTTTTGTACCTCTGTAGAAGAATATTGATACAGAATCGGTTTCTTCTGGTGCTTCTGAGAATACAAAGGATGTTCCTCCGGTAAAAGAATAATGAACACCTGGATCTTGAATTACCCCATTTACAAATATAATCAATAGTGAATCCATATCAATTTCAATAGAATCCGCATTCGATGGATCTTTCTGGAAACTTAGAAGTTGTCCATTATAGTAAAGAGGGAATCTTGTTCTAATACCATTTTGTAGATTGGATATATTGTCAATGTAATCCAATTCACCAAATTGCCATGCTGAGAATGTATCAGTAAAAGTTTCAATAACAGTTAATTCAAAATCAGCAAGTGGTTCCGAAAGATTTTTATCCGTCACCAAACCGACTGGTTTGAACACATCACCATTTCTAAATCCATAACCAGGTCTGGTTATGTTGAAAGATTTAACTTCAAATAGAGTTGACCCAATTCCAGTGGTAGAACTGGAACCAACTTCCAAATTAAGAAGTAATCCAGTTCCAGTTTCTGATGTTGTTCCAATACCTAATCTAGAAACTCCAGTTACTGGTAGATTGCTATATGAGGGTTCTGAAACAGATACAAATGTATTTGTTTGAGCATATCCAGATCCACCACTATTAACAGTGAAAGTTAAAGAACCACCAGCACCAACTATTGCACTAATATCAGCACCATTACCAGTAGAAGAAGTGACAGCAATACTTACTTGACCTCTATATCCAGATCCATTAATATCTGTAGAACCTATTCCAACGGCAGTAATAGTACCAGATCCATCAATAACTGCTGTTACTGCTGCTCCAACTAGTGGAGCATATCCAAGACCAGTTGTTGATCCAAGAGAAATAATATATCCACCACGAGGTAATTGATTTTGTTCAATATAAACAGGATCAATAATAATAGATCCATCAGTTGAAGTTATTCCGGTGAAAGTAACACTAGAAACACCAACACCCCCAGATAGCTCATAGTTATTACCTTCATTATTATCTGTAGTTGGAGTTTGGAAAACATCATTTATCAATAGGATACCACTACCAGTTGATATACCAGAAGTGTTTAATCCAGAAGTAGTAAGTGTGTATGTTTGACCAATTCCTGTAAATTGATCTGAGATATCATCATAGATCAAGTTGGAACTGTAATCCTGCTTTAAAAATACTCTGCCATTGAAAGAAGAAAATACTTTTGGTAGATTAGTGTCATCAACTATACTTCTTGCATCTCCTTTTGGAGCTTCTGTAAAGTATATGGTACTTCCTACAATATTGTATGATCCTCGATATACTTGGAATGCAGTTGAATCTGTGTGAGATGTTGCCGAAGTTCCTACAGAACCTCTAGAAACTTCTATAAGGGTTGTAATACCAACATTATCGATTGGTCCACTCGAAGTTGTTCCAAGTCCAACAGCAAGAACTGTTACAAATTCATCATCAACTTTTAATATATCTAATGGTCTAATTGAAGAAATTCCAGAAACAGCGAAGAATGTAGAAGAAGCACTTACTTGACCACCATTATCAACTAAAGTGTATGATAATGGATTATATGCTAGAGGATATTGAACAACACCATCAATTGAGAGTACGGTTTTCTCAAGTTTTTTATACATTTCAAATTCATGTGTATTTCCACTTCCAGTAGAAGTGAATGTTACTCCTATTCCAGAAGAAGCATACAATGGAGTTGTTGCTACCTTAAACTGGTTATTGTTTATCTTAATAGCATAAACAGTTGATGGTAAAACATCTGTTGTTCCAATACCAACACCCCCAGATATTTCTGTTGCTGTTGATCCAATACCAACACTAGTGAATGCTAATCCAATTACACTACTGTTTGGTGTATAATTTAATCTTTCACCAGTGCTGAAGAAGTGATTGTTGATTGTAAATATTCCAGTCTCAGCATCAAGAATGGTTGAATCTGATGGATCAAAAGTTTTGGCGAAGATTGGAGTTTCTTCATAATTTAAATTAAAGTCAAGTTTATTTGCTCTAGATCCGTTTTTAGAATTGTAGAACGCAAGATTGACTGCTTCTGTTACGGGACCGTAGGTTAGATCTGGTGGCGTATTAATAGTATCACTATCTTCATAGAAAAATTTATTCAAACTTTGAATTTCATAAGATCCAACAATATTTGGATCTGGATAAAAACTAAGAACTAAATCGGTTCCATTGTACTCACCAGAAAATGTTCCAATACCACTAGTGCTTCCGACTGAGATGAATGGGTATTGCATAGTGTAAACATCTGTTCCATCATGTGTCATCAACACTTGATGAATAGAAGTAGTATCACCATATGAAACTCTGACTAAGGATTTAACTGAAGAAATAAGACTCTTATCGGCAGAGAATACCGTTGAACTAGAAGATACATTAGATTCCAGTTTTATGCTTCTCTCAGATCCATCTGTTTGTGCCGAAGTTTTGAATCTATATGTTCCAACACCAACAGATGTTGATCCAAATCCAACTAATTTACCTCTTACTAAGATTTCGTTAGTGGAATTATTTGTAAAGTCGAGTGTTAGCACACCACTATCAATAGAAATACCAAATGATCCGATTAGACCACCAACACTTCCGAGACTACTGTCACTATAGAATTCTGAAATATAAGTATTTTCTCCATCATGGTCAATTTCTAGTTCTACAAAGTTAATCTGATTTGAAATCTGATCATAAACTTGGAACTTACCATATACCGAAGATGTTGTAAGAGTAGAGAATCCGACTACAGTTCCAGTTGAACCAACTCCAACCAATTTATTGGCACCAATAATATCAATAAATCCAATAGATTGTGTACTAATTCCACTCAGAACAGAATTGAAACTTGAGTTAAGTACCTTGATATTATAATCAGTATTTTCATTATCCTCTGGAGAAAATCTGAGATATAAATTTCCAAATTCATCAATGATGGATTGAATATCAGCAATTTCATTTTCAGTATTGTATAAAGAAGATTTCTCCAGGGTTATTGAGTTCAAACCATTATTTAAAACAATTAGTTCTGTTATTTGTCTATCAGTTCCATTTGGATCTACTGCTTGTATTAAAAACTCAGAGTAACTATTATCATAAGAGACAATGTCAACGTATTCTTCTGTCGTATTGTTTCTATTTTTGAATTGAGTACTGAAGTCATCAATTTTTAAAACTCTATTTGTACTACATCTGATGTAATCTGCTAATGATTTACTCTTTAACTTGAGAAACTTAGATTTGATTTGACCATTTCCATTGGTGATAGTGTCAATATCAACAACATTGTCATAGAAGTTGATAGTATCAACTCTCTTTTCTTCTAAAATATCTCTAACAACGATGGATTCTGAAGTACTTGTTAGAGATGTCCCAACATTAACAGATTCCTCAATTTCAGTATCGGCAAAGTTTTTCAATCCAGATGTATGAAGTAGTCTATTGACAGGATTGATTAAATCCTCATATGCTACTGGACTCTTAACAGTATATGATAAATTTTGGTAATAATCATTATCTGGAATAACTTGATAATCAACACCAAGTTTTCCAACACTATTTGCCCACTCATAATTTTTTTCTGATGAGTAACGAACATCAAATATACCTTCATTATTTGTTATGGTCTCAACAGTAGCTAGAGTCCCAGAATTTTCCCCTTTCAGAATCTCACCAACACTTAAGTTATAAGATCCATAAACCTTTACATATCCTTTTCCATATTCTGTTACTGATAAGTCTCTGAGAATAAATCCATCTCTGTTATCTGTAGATAACTTTTCGCCAATTAAGAAATCCGAATACGCTGTTGTTACTTCAAACTTAGGATAATCATTATGATTTATAATATTGGCATAAGAACTTTGGTTTGTTTTTGCTATTCCTGGATTAGTTGTAATACCAGAAATATCAAATTCTAAAACTGCTGGATTAGTGTTTTGGAAACTTGATACAATGAAAAACTGATATCCATTGTCATCAGAGTTAAATCCCGTCCCATTGGAATCTACATTTTCAATTCCCTCAACAAATATCTTGTCACCAACAGTAAAAGGAGATTGTGTATAACCAAAAGTTGGTGTATTCATATAGCAAGTAACAATTCCAGATGTGGAAGTTTCCATAGTGTTAATTCCAATACCATTTGTATTGTTTATAGTAAAGATTTCAACATTTCCAAACGGTAAACCTTTTGGACTTCTAGTAATATCTACAGATGCAATTGAATTTGATACTAACACTGGAGATAAAATACCACTATCATTCTTTTCTCTAGTTACAGAATTAACAACTACTAATTCTGGTAGAGAAGAATAATTTCTTCCACCATCAATAACAGAAATATTTGCAATTTCACTGGAATTTTTTAAATTAATTTTTGGAGAAATATATGCTTCTGGTCTGAGAGTTCTGTCGCATGAATAATCGAATCCCTGATCTAAAATAGTAGTATTTTTAATCCTACCAATGGATTGTGAGATTGCTATAATGGAAGCATTCTTTCCTTCAATTGAAGTGATATCTATAAACGAAGGAGTTTTCTTATAATTGAATCCACCAGAAAGAATGCTTAATTTGGCAACTCCACCTTTCTCGTTTAATGATGTTGTAGTATACTCAATCTTACTGCAATTATTTGGAGAGTAACTTAATCTTTCTGGTTTACCAGTAAGAGCAACGTCAAAAGTTGTTGATCCAGTGCCAATAACTTGATATTCCTTGTTATTGTACTTACTTTCGATAATTGATATCATTGAATAATCAGATACACTAGTATCTGAGGTACTAATAAATCCAGATTTTTCTACATTATAGAATAATTTTGATGGAATATTTGAATCATAGTTTAGAGTCAATGAGGCATTAGTTGAAACTCCTACCGTTCCAACACCAATAACTGTAAATGGTGTGGTGTTTCCTACAGAGACAAACTCATTTCCAAAAGTTGAATTTGTATAAATCTTAAACTCATATCCTTGTAAAGAAGAGTCACTTAAATCAAATTTAAGATTGTTGCCAATATAAGTCTCAATTCTTGGATTAATAAGACTAAATTCTTGCCCAAAACCTCCAGTTCCAGCTATACTTACTATAGTTGGTGGATTTAAAGAAACATCATACTTAGTTTCGCACAGATTAAAATTATTATCATCAATTCTATAAACATAGTAACTTCCTGTTTCTAATCCAGAAGCAATTAAGTCTGAAGAGTCATAGAAAATTTTATCACCAGTTTTGTATCCATGATTCTCAATATTAATTTTATTTGAGGAAGTGATTATAGATTCTGATCCAAAACCAACAGGATCAATTACAATCTTTTCAATTGAAGAATTATATTTAACTCTTACTTCCGTTGATGTTCCAATTCCAACGGTTAAATTTGGTGTTATATCAAATACGACTTTATCACCATTTCTTAATTGGTGATCTGTAGAAACAGATACTGTAGTCTTAATCCTTTCTACTTTTCCAGTTACTTGAGTATATGCACTTTCCAAATAATACTCATAATCATCACTTCCGTTATTAAAGAAGAATAATCCATCAGTATTTGTGGTTAAACCAACAGATGTTGTTAAACCAATAAAGTCTTTCGATTTATTGATAACGTAAACGGTCTGTGAATCGCCACTTATTGGTAGATTGAATGGTATATCTCCAGAGGTTGTTCCAACAGAGATTGCACTAGAAGAACTCTTCTTATATAAAGTTACTTGCTGATTTGTTTTGAATGGGTGGTTTGGTAAATATATGCTTTGAGTTGGTATTGAAATTGTATTTGTTACTTCACCCAGAGGGAAATCTACGGCAACACCAATTCCTGATGTTGTTCCAACACCAACAGAACTTCTTGGATTAAAATAAACCTTATCGTTGACTTTAGAGTTAAAATATTGTGAAGATGTTGGTAAAGTGAATGTGCTTGGTTCTAAAGAAACTTGCGTCGATGCTGTATGGGCAGATCCAACAATACCTCTCTTAACTCTGAGAACTTTCTCAGTATCAAAGACATTTAACACTGAAAGAACTTCTGTACCAATTCCAATAGATGATCCTACAGATACTAATTTTAAATTTCTAGAAAGATAAATGTCAGTTACAACACCAGCAGTTGCGTTCGCTGGAACTTGTTTGTTTAGGGATGAATGATCTGTCGATACTCCAATTTTATGTGTTTTTGATATGCCCTGTACAAAAGTAGAAAGACCAGAAATAGTGACATAATCACCATCAAGAAGAGAATGATATGGATCTACATAAACTTCAACCTGATTCTGATTCTTCCAAGTAATTACAGCATCTTCATAAGTTTCAATCGATGTTGAAAGATCAACGATTTCTTTACCAGTCAACCTTGAAATCGAAGCAGTTACACCGCCACCATTTGTTCCATCATTGTTAAAATTGGCAACATCTCCAATTTTATAGTCTTCTCCAGAAGAAACAATAGTAAATGATTCTACAGATCCGGTAGTAACAGAATCAATTTTTGTTGTTTGATTTGTAATTTCATAAGATTCTGAAATAAAGTCATTATCAGCATATTTTTCAGAAACTTTATATGGGAATGTGTTTCTGATTAGATTTGAGTTATTAAAATCAAATGTTTGATCTAGTTTTTTGTTTTCTATGTAAAACTTAGAGTTAAAAGTATCACCAATAAAATATGGGAACTCGGCAACCAAATTATTTGATAGAGAGTCTGTCTTAATACCACAGAAATAAGCATAAGTTCCTTGTGGAAACTCTGGAGTTTTACAATATCTTCCATTATGAACATCGAGATCTCCAGTCGAATCAAAGGAGTAATCCTCAACAAAAAATCCAGAATCAAAACTTGGTCTGTTGGTTATATTGGATATATCTAAAGTGTATCCAGTTTCAACCAACTTTAGTGGTGAATTCTCATCATCTGGGTCAGAATATCCATATGGACCATAAATTGGATTGCCATCATATGCCCACCCAACAATGGGAGAATGTTGATTACCCTCATCTACAGTAAACTTATTTCCTATTGCTGTAGAATACCCAACAATTCCATACTGAAGACCATTACCAGAGGAATATAGAATTTCATCTCCAAATCTATATCGATTATTCAGCGTTAATGATCTTACATCAACATCAAGCATTCCATTTGAACCTGTCGGTTTAACCGTAATTGTTGTTTTTTCTTCAGTATATCCAGAACCAGGGGTTATAACAATAACATCAGTTATAGATCCATTAGAAACAATCGCTCTAAGTACAGCACCTGTTCCATCACCAACTACAACTAAGTCTGGAGCAGCATTATATTCAATTCCTTGAGATAGAATGGAAACTTTTTCAATCTTTCCAGATATAATAATAGGTTTTAATTGTGCATTCTTACCAGTCTTAATTGAGATAAGTGGTTTTTTATGTAGGTTTAAGGTAGTTGAACCGTATCCAGTTCCAGATTCATACAAATAAGCATCAATAATCTCACCCCTAATGATTGGAGTAGCAGTAATAATACCTGTTATACTGCTACCATAAGAAACGTTAACATTTATATTGATATCTGGATATGAGAAAGTGTGGTATCCCGATCCTACAGATTCAAATTCAACATAATTCTTTCTAATATAATTTGATTTTATTGTTCCAGCAACACCAGCATTAGCAAGTCTAAAACTATTACTATCATTGGAAAGAATGTAGTATTGATTAGAGGTTGATAGTCCAGATATTACAGATCCAGTTGATTCATACTTAACTAGTTCACCATCTTTAAAGTTGTGATTTTGGAAAATTACTAGGTTTTCTGTTGTAGATATTCCAACAGGTTTTACCCTCAAAACTCTATTGGTGTATCCACTACCAGAGTTAATAACTTTTATTTGTGAAATATTTTTCTTTCCATCAAATACTCTAAATTTATGGATACCCTGATTGGATATTGTTGTAAAACCAACGGTGTTTATCCCAGCATAGTAATCCTTATCACTTTCAAATAACCTAATAGTCTTATTGTTTACAACTTTAGTAAAATATACTGATCCATTCTTTAAAGTTCTTCCTTGATCAGTATTTGAACCACCATAACTTCCAATACCAAGTTCACTATTTCCGTTTTTATCATAAACAATTTTTTGCCCATCTACAAAATTATGGTTTGATAAGAAAGTAATTGTTTCTGCTGAAAAATCTACTCCACCACCGGAAGAAATGTCAACACCACTAAAAGATACATCTCTATATCTCGTTCTCAAAACTGGTTCTAATATTACTCCATTACCGTTTCCACCAGTAATAGAAACAGAAATAACGTTAGAAATGTCAAATTCTGATGGATCAACTAAAACTGACTTGACGGATCCAGATACAACAGGCTGAACAAGTGCTGTTGTACCAACAGATGGTCTAGAAATTTCTATAATTGGTGGATTTACTACATCATAGTTTGATCCAGAATTAACTATAGACACTCTTTCTAGTGGACCATAATAAACTTTATCATCAGACTTGTAGTTGATAATTTCAACACCGTTTATCAACATACCAACAGATCCAACTTCCGTCTTATCTTTTCCAGAATCATTAATATTTGAAGATGCTGGAAACTTTCTCAATATCTTTTGTGGTGTTATCGATAGATTTCTCTCCGAAGAAAGAATAAACCTATGGTATCCTGATGATTGAGTTGGTAAGTTAAACTCCAAGTAATCATCACTATGGATAAAAGATCTAGAAGAATAAAGTCTAATTTGATTTCCAGATCCTATAACCTTAATATAATATATCCCTTCAGTTAATCCAAATAATGGTGCAGATTCTGGTTGATAATAAACACTATCACCTGTGAGAAAATCAACAGAAGATGAAAAAGAAATAATTGAGTATTTCTGTGTTGTATCATTATATCCCTGAATTGTTGATCCTGCCACAGCAGAATCAATTTGCTTAGAAATTAAATTCTCAGTAACCTCATATGATGGTAAAGAATTTGAAGCAACGTAAAAATATTCATTTCCATCATTATATGTGTTCTGAACATCAGAGAAAGCAGTATTATTGCCAACATCAATAGAGAGTCCAGAACTAGAAGCTGTTTTAACATTTCTTCTTAGATCGTATTCAATTCCAGATGTTGGTGAAAATCCACCAAGATTATCCAAAATAACTTGTCCAAGACCTTCATTGATACTGGAAACAGTAGCCCCAGAAACAACAACATTATTGGAATTTGAAGTCAAGATATCAACAGAATCATTAACTCTCAAAGAAGATTTGTCAATATCTGTTTTTAACGTAAATGTCGATCCAGAAATAGAATCCACATTAAATCTACAACTTGTATTGTATATCCAGGAATTAAAAAATTCTTGTTTGAATGTTTTATTATCGTCTGGATTTAATATTTTTTCACCAACATTCTTAACATATACTTTTTCTCCCTCAATAGTTGATGTAACGTCACTCTTTGTATTAAAAGATGATAATGAACCAGTAATTCTAAATTCTACTTTTTTGGTTAGATCACCATCTTCATAACCATAGTAAGTATCATCAGATCTGATATTACTTGCCGTTGGAATATCTGTATCGACTCCGTTACATCCTAAGAATTGATTTACACTCTTATCTGAATATGTAATTACATTTCCAGAAGAAATTAGTGTTCCTGTCTGAGCAAAACCAACTGTTGAATCTACTGTTATTACAGACGCTCCAGAGTTAACAGTAGATAGTACTTTGGTATTTGGTGTGATACCAAAAGATCCATTAATTAAATCATTATCATTATACCCAACAAATAAACCAACCTTATAATATGTTTGGGCATACCCTACTTTTTGACTCCTTGTAAAAATTTCAACTTCAGAAACAGAAGCATTAGTATTTGGATCCTTTGAACTTATTATTGTTTGACCAATTAACTTATTTGGATCGCCAGAAATTTGTTCAATTACTATAACTTCTCTTCTTAAAAATTCTGCAGAAGATGGTTTGATCAAAAACTGCTCTAAATCTATTACTTTTGGAGTAACTCCAAATAGAACATTAAATAATATTCTAAAAGATTCTTCCGTTCCCTTTGCTTCATAAAACGTCCTTGCTTCCTTTATAAAGTTTCCAACGTTTAAATTAGAAACAAAATCAACATTCTCCAATCCAGGAGTAAGAGAGTATTTTAACTTATTATAAAATTCTTTTAAAAATAGGGAACTTAGGTTCTCAACCCTACTATCAGAATCATGAGAAGAACTAACAGAAGACGAAAAGGTTAGTTCTTGGGGATTATTTTCGGATCTATAAGTGGTGATTCCACTAAAACCTCGAACACAACCAGTAAATGTGTTGGTTGTTAATCCAGTGTAAGTGATAATCTCATCATCAATCTTTAAAAGACCATACTCTGGAGGAAATCCTTTCGTTGATGAAACCTGAATAGTCTCATCTGTAGAAGATATTGACGACTCTAGAGACGTAAACCCAACAACAACCTCTGGCGTTAGATTATCAACTTTTAAATATTGGTCTAGATTCTCAGCAATATCTACAGGTGCACCCTGATATTCTTGAGAAACATAGTATTGCTTTAAGAAATCAACAGTCTTTGGACTTTCTGATAATATAAACTCAGGTAATTGATTTTCAATAATCTGCTGAACTTTAACTCTCGTTTCAAAACCCGTTGTGATCATATTATCCCCTTGTTAGTTCTCCGTTTGTATAGCTTGA